GATGCTTACTGGATTGATGGGGACCTCAATGGTAACGGATACTTCAATGTAATTGACTTTCAAATATTGCTAGCGCATTGGGGAATGATATGCTATGGAGCTGAGCTTGACCCATTCTATAGAGAACAAGAAGCCCCCACTATTAAAAGTGAGGGCCGTCATTGGTAGCGAAACTCCAGCACTATACCGGTGTAACAGCTGTAATATACTTAAATTACAGATATAAACAAGGGGGTCTTCTCGCCAACATAGGAGCCGATAACATTGTACTCCATGAAATCAATCGCATCTTGGCAATCCATCTCATCTCTTTCCATTAGTATGTGAATGCACAAGTCATAATCATATACAGCTATCACATTAAAACCCTGTGTGTGCCCAATGATTGCTTGATGAAACCCATCAGCAAGAAGTGCTTCTGATTCAATCAGCATATCCATCATCTGCTCGTGCTTGTGCTTGAGCAAGCCAGTCATAAATTCTTCAGTCATTATTTCATGTCCATTGCACGGAGAAACATCTCTCCAGTTGATTGGTCAAACGTTTTAATAGCCTTGTATATTGTCCTTGATTTAGACTTTACTAAATCTCTTTCCGTTTTGGTTGAGTCGGTGCCAAGCGAGCAGTATAAAGCGGCATCAATCCTAAGGAGTTCAGACAGCTTCTTCTCGTCTGTCCAACTTTTAAACTCCACTATTTTATGGATGTCATTAACTGTATAGGCCATTGAGAAAGATATTTATTCTGTTATAAAGGATGTCTTCTTTTCCTACAGGAACCTTTTCCCTGATGAGGTTATGCAGTTTTTCTAGCCTGTCGTATCCGGTATCTTCATCACGACTCAACTCTTTAATAACTTTATCCTGTTTGAATAGCTCGTTCTCAAAATCCTTTAGCTCTCTCCGCTGTTTAAATATCAGCTCCTTCATATCAGCCCTAGTCATGTTGTAAATAGGGTCGTAATTTTCATGATAAACATCAACGACAGTTTCGTACTTGACCTTGAGTCTTTTGTCATAAACAACTAAGTCCTTAAACTGATTGCAGTAGTGAATAACTAGGCAGTGAGACTTATTAAGGTATCTGCCTACCATTGATTTACTATGGCCCTTGTCAACTAATATTTTAGAGAACACCATTCTCGCCTCAACATTTACTCTCTTCCGGTCAGTAGCCTCTACACTTGCGTCCATTACTTCATTCACTGCATCTCGCAGTGAGTTAAATTCTTTCAGGTGACTCATATTAAAATTTTTCTGAGGAGTAAAGATAAGGGGTAATGTCAGCTCTCAATATCAAACCACACTCCTTACTGTTTGATAGAATCATATCAATTGGAAGCAGCCACCCCTTAGCATTAGGCTTGCCCTTCTTACCTATGTCTCTTGTTGTTTCACGAGAACGAAGGCCCACCTCTTTGCAGAACTCCCTAAGTTTAGGCAATGAAAAGACATAGGCCCAAGCACTGTAGTCGAAAGAAGAATCCTCTACAAAGCTGTCAGACACCTTAACAATATGCGCCCATATGTTTGACTCAGATGCCATGATTCCTGTATCAACATTAGTAGTAGGATTTTTATATTCGATGAAGATGTTTCCCGTTGGTTGACGGACATTACCGTAACTCTTCCAAGGCGACCTTCCGGCAGCGTCCCATTTAACCTCGTGCTTTCTTTCAGTCCTTTCGTTCCTCAAGTCCCATCCCGGTACTCTTCCGTTAGAGTGTTCGAACGTGTCACCACCGGTGTGTGAGTGCAGCCAATTAGCCCATACAAGCTCTATGTAATCGCCCCATTCCTTATCACTTTTGAAGCTGCTTCCCATTATCATGGTTGTTAAACTCTCGAACGGCGTGCTTTATTGCCTCAAGCTCAAGAACAATTAGACGTTTGTATTTCCTTACATTCTCCAGAGTCTCCTCGTATTTACTGTCTGGCATCCCCTCAGGTTCGTGGAGTTGCTCATAAAGCTCTGTAGTCAGTCTCTGTATCTCGATGGTACAGTAGCTGTATAATTGACTGAGTTTAGCTTCGGTCATCTATCTCTTTTTTTATGACAGAGACTGCATGCTCTATCTGTTTTTTATTCTTAGGGATGAATAACATGTAGTCATCCATATCATTTTCAACCATGTACTTCAGGAAAAGCTTCCACCTCAAAGGGAAGGTGTGTTGAGACGGAACGAATCCTTTTGTCTCTATGATGAACTTATGTTCGTGGCTAACAAAGTCAGGTGTGTACTTTATTCCTAGAGCCACTTTGTTTGTTGCATCAACGAGAACATCTTTACCCCTTGTTGACTTATAGTATATACCGGGATATCTAAAAGAGTCCATCAATTGAAACGTCTCGCCTTCGTAATTAAACTTAAGCTTAGCCTCTCTTAATTTATCGTAACAGTAAGTCTCTAGCGTTGACTTTAGATTTACACCGCCACGATTTAAATTTCTTTTCTTGCTAGGCTTTGTTTTACTCCTTCGAATTTTAGCCATAACCTAAAAGGTAAGGCTAGATACTGATTTGTTTGCCAACAACTTTTTCACCAAGCGATGTGAATAACAATGGTTCGGGACCGCGCAATGCAAAACCACTCTGTGTACTGTTGAATTCAAACATCAATGGTTCATGATATGAGGTTGGCTTTCCTCCGGTATCTACCTCTCTCACTTTCCTAACGTGCATCTCCACGCATCTACGCATCAACACATCTGGATGCTGTATCTTTCTGTGTAGTGTGATGAAACAATCGCTACGATTAACCCATTTACCACCGTGCTCTGTGTCTTCAGCATAAGGGGCTACCTGTAATCCATCGTCTCCCTTTCTTCTTTGACTCTCCGTAATGCTATGCGCGTTAACCCATACAGCTACATCCATATTGTTGCTAAAGGTCAGGAATTCTGATGCTGCTTCGTAGTGATACTCATGAGGACCTACACCTCTACCCGCACTCATCTCTATCTTGAGGCTGTTGTAAGGGTCAACGAAGAGGCCATCAATAGGTTGCTGCCTGTGAACTTTCTCACAAAATATAATGATATCTGAGTAGCTGTAAGTTTTACTGTTGTCAATCACAATAAAATGATTCTCAACCCACTCTCGTGCATGCGCCCTCTCTTGATATGTAGTGCTGCTTATCTTTTTATTAAGAGCAAACTGAACAAGCTTCATCTTGACTGCTGCCGTTCTATTTTCAGAGCTGTAAATAACCCACCTCCAATCATGATTCATGGCACTGGCAACCATCATCCAAAGAGCAAATGTTGTTTTACCTATGTTGCTGTGACCGTTAATCATAACAAACTCTTTCTTGAAAACAAAATGCTCATCAACCCGACTGTTCCCTGTAGATAATCCAAGAGGGATGTTGCCATCCACATAGTTTTCAATCCAGTCATAGTCAACATCATCACTACTTACGAATGACATATCGCCATCGTTGAGCTTCATCTCTCTACGAACCTTCTCCTCGTTGCTTATCACCTCCCCAATTGGAAGGTTCTTACCATTCGCAATACCATCATTAATAGTATTGATAGCGGCTTCGATGTTATCTATATCTCTCTTTGATATCTCTCTCTCAAGCACCCATCTCGCTACATCCTCTTCGACAATACCGCTAGCTATGTAACCACCCATAAGACTGGCAGCCTTCACAAGAACAGAATGCTTCTCTCCATCCGGAGCTTTAGCAATCATGGCAGCAGCTATATTGACCTTGTTAAAGTCGGTCTTACCGCCCGTGCCTTTCACTTCTTGATGCTGGGAACGCTCGGAGAGCATGCCTCCATATCGCTCGTACTCATTCTTGATTACGATGTCTGGGTCATACGACTCAAAGCACAACCTGCTTTCATTCTCTCCTGTGCTATCTAGCTCTAGCCCATACTGCTTATCGAAGTATGTTATTAAAGAGCGATAGTGGTCTCTATGTCTCTCGGTATTTGTTACCTCCACAAGAGCCTTGACTCCGTCACCGCTTGGTGATGACCAACAAGACATAATGTATTTGTCTCCAGCTAGGGCTGACTTAGCTCTGTTCGCGTCAACGTGGTCAAAATCTAGGATGATAAGGCCGCTGTGATACTTTAGCGTATCGTCACTGCGCTGACCATCTTCAAACACACCACTAAAACAAACCGCCGGAAGCTCTTGCTTATGACTTTTATCTCCGTTCCTTATTAACTCAACCTTTGGTCGGCTCTTTCCATCTTTAATCCTCGTTAGCACTGTATCTAGGGACGTAATCACTGCGTCCTGTGTGCGATAGATTGTCGGATATATTGTTACTCTCTTGCTTTTCATTGCGCAGTTCCTCTATCTGGTTTTCATACCACTGCGCTTTCTTTAGGTCCTCTTCGATGCTTGACGTTGGTTTCGAACCCGCTCTCATCCTGTACTTGAAGCTGTTCATCTCGCAGAAAGCCATGTAAGCTTCCCTTCCCCAAATCTTTAGCATCATATGCCACACTTGTTGCCCTCCTTTCTTGTAGTGATTTGGATTTACCGTATCGTAATCGGTATTGAATTTTTTCTTTGAAGGTTTTGAGTGTTTCAATGAGTCCTTCGATTGTGTCAACTTGCTCATGGGGTCTTAAGAAATTTTGTGCCTCTAAGGTAAGATTTTCCTTAGGCATGTTATCAATCCTCTCTGTAATTATTCTCGATGCCACATCAAACGCGGAGCGATAGTCAGGGCTGTTCATGTAGTAGCATTCATGGTTTACTACGTAGTGAGAGATGGTGGTCCTGTCTTTATTAAAAATCTTAGCACACACAGAAGTGTGAAAGAAAGGTGCGGATGCATTGGCAAATGCAGCTCTCATTTCAACTTCCGGTCTCATCCTAGAGTTGAGATTTGGTGACCAACTCAACTCACTACAATACTCGTTCCAAACTTCCCTGAAAATGTCCATTTATATGTGTTTTATTATGTTCAATTAAGGCTCGACTTTCCGAGCTGTCAGTCTTTGATGTCCATAACAAGTTCATGGTTAACACCACGCACCTCTTGACTTAACCCTTTACTTCTACAATTAAATTCAAAGTAAAAGACTGGACACCCCACCTCACCCGACAAGGTAAAGATTTAATTAGGTGCGCGGCTTTCAAAAGTACCCTCGATAGGAATCGAACCTATGACCTACTGCTTAGAAGACAGTTGCTCTATCCAGCTGAGCTACGAAGGCAGGTAGGAGAGACCCTTCTGACGTGCGTGTCTTCAAACAATCACGTTAACGGATGAGGGTTTTAATCGTAACTCTCCCTTGACTTTTATTTAGAATGGCACATCATTAGTGCTTTGCTTGTCGAGCTTTCGTTGTTGCTCGCTTGCGCTATTCGGGTCATACACTGAGCAGAAAGCTTTCATCCGTCGATTGTCCTCCTTGTCCGGGATTCCAAGCACATCAATATACACTCGCCCTTTCGCTGTAGCATATTGCTTCATTGATTCAAGCTCTTCCAATGTAAAAGAGATTCTAGTCTCTACTCGTGGGGCATTGACGTAGCCCACGTACACGTTTTCTTTTTTTTCAGCCATAATTGGTGAAGTATTAAAGGTTTAAAATATATTCTTTGTACCGGTTACGGGATTGTACAACTCCCATGTTTCCCTCTGCATATAACCACATCATACGCAACTCTAAGTTGTCAGAACCCATAGCTAAACCCAACTCCTTGTATGGCATGTGAAGTTCATTGATGGCGTAGTATGCCGTCATGCAACGCTCATTGAACGCCCCCTTTCCAAAAGCTGTAGGTAGGCTCACGTCAATACCGAAGTGAAGGTTAGATTTTAATATGAGTTCTTGTGCAGTCATTAGATTATTCCTGATTTAAAAAACGTGTCCGTTTCTTTTTTATTGTCTAGGTAGTAGTTGATTCTGTCTACCGCCTTGTTGAATTTATCAGCACCAGATTGTAATGTTTCTTCGCTTGCCTGATAAACACCAATTGCAAAGGGATAAGCCTTCTCTTGTGCTACCCAATAGAACTTCTCCTTCTTGAGAACCTCCATGTATATGTAAGCTTGAATGTCATATCCAAAGCTGAACACATTGTANCTAAACTTATCGAGCGACATTGTGCTCTTGCTGTCTGATACATAATCACTCCCAAGGCAATCGAGGAATCCTCTAACCGGACATCCGTCAATCTCTTCGTTGAATTCATATTGATAGTCACCAACGAGGTATTTGTCATACACCCCAGTGACCTTCAACCTTTCAATCATCTCAAGAGATTTCTTGTAATCCTCCTCGCTCACCAACCTGACTCCACGTTGTTCTGCGTCCTCCTCATAGTCTTTGACCCAAGCCTTGTACTTGTTAGTCATCTTGGGAGCTCTGCCTCCTATCTCATCACACTTCTCCTTGTCATTGAGTATGGAGAACTGCTTATCAAAATCTTCAGGGGTAAACAACATGCAGTCATACATGCTGCCAAACGCCAACGCTGGAGACTCTTTCCTTAGCTGTCCCCTCATGTACATCTCCCACAGACGCATGTCTTGCAAGGCGTACTTGATTGAGCTGTATGATAAGTGACCCTTACCTACTGCCTCGGCTAACTTGATGGATAACATTACGACTTAGCGTATTCAGCGAGACGATTGTACTGCTCGTCATTGAACTTAGTCTTCGACTGCTTCTCAATCTTAGACCAAGAGTCCATCTTGTCATCTGATTTCTTGAGATAGTCAACAGCTTTCTGGTAGTCATCATCTACGGACGACTCCTTCTTAGGTTTTTCCGGTGCTGATTGCTTAGCAATTGCATCCTTTACCTCATTCGCTGAAGCTATGGATGTGTCAATTCCAATACCTAACACCCCTAACGCTCTACCAATAGCCGAAGTCTCGCAGTTCTCCACGTAGCTAGTCTTGTTGATGTTGCTGCTACCCTTTACCTCATGCGCATGTCCCGTCGCTATGACACGCTGCTCTAGGTCTGCTATTACGCATCTACAGATACACTCTTCATTGTTATCCAGTATGGTAACCTCGGTTGAGATGGTCCAAAAATTGTATTGTTGTTCAGCTCGGAAGAATTTGATACGCTCGTTTACTTCTACGTACTGCTTGCCACGAATGTTCGTGGTCTTGAATTTATGATTGCTCATGTTATTTAATTAGGGATTCAACTTCTTTAATCAACCTCATCTGAAGCATCACTACTGGTTGGAGCAGTATGCAGAGGATTACTATCGGAGATGCTATCAACATCTTTATTGTTCTCATCATAGGCTTTTATTAAGTCCTCGTATTCATCAAGCAATACGCTCTGTTGTCGAATCAGATTGTTGTATGCTTTCCTCTCTGTGTGTGCCTGTTCTACAAAGTTCGAGGTTTTCCTCGACATTATCAACATGTTTGCACACATTTTTTTCCACATGTGAAAGGCTTTGTTCATGATTTCAATGAATTAAGCGTGCCGGTCAAGCCAAGTCTTTCAGCGTCATCGTTAATCACCATGCACTTTTGAGTGAACTCTGGCATTGTAAGTTGACCTGCATCGTATTGCCTACAAGCGTCTAAAAAACGTTTGCAAACAGACTCGCTGTCGTGCAGTTTGAACATCCTGTCATGCTCTTTTAGTGGTTGTTCTTCTGTTATGTTCATTGAGTTAAGGTTAAATAGATTAAGATTAAAAATATCCCTATGTATCCTATTGATACAGCTAATTCTTCTGTGTTATTACTCATCGGTTCAAATTTGACAAGCGTTCAAGATTCCACATGATATGAACTACCTCCATGAAGTCTGTGATTCCATTCTTCTGGCTGACCGTGTCACCGCTCTCACTAAAAACTACAGCTTCATGTCTGTTGTTGATAGTTGTAACTGATAACGTGAGCTTGCCTATGGTAATCTTAAGGACTCCTGATTCAGGGCCGTGGGTGAGACTAAAGTTTCTATCTGTTTCCGTATTCATGTGAATTAAATTAAAGGGGTTATACTGTATTAACGTGATTAACTTTCTGTTATTGTGTCTTTAACATGCGTTAACACTTCGTTCCAATCTATTGATTGTAGGCTGTGGTCTATGAAATCCTTAAGGACTCCGTTGGGAATGGTTTCGTAGGTGCTTTCTATTAGCATGTCAAATACATCTTGGCAATACTGAGGTGTGATGTTAATTGTCATTGCATCATTTACAGCTTCTGTCTCTTGCCAAACACTGGCAATCTCATCAATGTATCCCCATACATTTAGCAACCAAGTCTCTTTGTTTCTGAATGATTCGTAGCTCATGATTCTATTATTAATGGTTCTACATTTAGAACGGCAGGAACTCGTGAGTTATTGTGCCATCCTCGGATAAACTTCCTACGTCGATGAGGTGCCTAGCAGTGCGACCATAGCTGCCTTGTAGACTCCACACTAATCCGGTTTGGATTAGCACAGAGAACAGCTCCAGTACGCTATCAGCACTAGCTAAACCTCCCTCGTAATTCATAATCATTCCAGTCAGCTGAGCTGTGTCTGGGATTAACGCTTTGGAATTGCAGTTGATATTCATGATGAATTGTTTTGTGGTGTTTCTATAGTTAGAACGCACCGAGTTCTGAAATATTGTCCGTCGTTTGTTAACGGATGTTAACCTGTTGGTTAGAGTTTAAGACCACGTCCCATTCCTCTCCGCGATGAGATATAATCGACTTCGCGTGCATCAAATCCTTGAGCTTTTCCTCAGCCTCGTCAAGGGAAGCTACTAATTCAGAAACCCGATTCTGCTGAAAGCTTATGGCTGATGCATTACTCTTAGCGTTCCTGAGGTGATTGCACAACGCTTCTGCATCGCTGTATGATAGACCATCACCAGAGGTGACTTTTTCCATCTCTACATCACTGGCATGAGATTGAGCTTCGCCAGCCTCAACAACATCGTACACTCTCCATCCTCCCTTGATGACATGAAACTTGGATACATCGGGCTTTGATAAACCTTTGACCTCAAGGAGAATCTCAAACTCCCCTCTTGAGAAACCACGACTAGTGACTGCCTCTCCTTCGCTCTTACCTTGCTTGATGGCATTGAAAGCCTCTTCGATACATCGCTTCTCATTGATAGCTAACCGCTCTTCCAAGCACATTACAGCATCACGAAGCGTGTCGTACCATGTGAGAACT